ACTTAGCGCAGTAATGGAATATAATCCACAGCAATATATTGTATGTCTTTCCAGAGCGTGTACCGCCCTGTTCTACTACAATTTTCTTTTTACTGCGTTTAAGGTGGGTGTATACCTTGTTGACTCTAATCTTGGTCATCTACCTCCTCAACCTCAAATGTCCTTAGCCCCTCGTGCTGTATCTCTTGGCGCTCTACATAGCCCCTGCCCTTACCTTTTGTCTTCAGGTAGAATATAGTGCTGCTCGGGTTGCCACCCTTTATCTGCTTATGCAACTGGCTCTCTGCAAAGTCAAGTGCCACATTAGCTAAGTCTGCAACACCTGCCTTATATGCCTCATCCTCACGCATCCACCTGTAATGAGTCTCCCTGCTAATACCTACTGCCTTACAGGCGCTAGTAACTATGCCTAAGCTTTGCTCAAGTGCATCTAGCATAGCCTTTTTTGTTATGTCATTATTTGCCATTTGTTTTTTCTCTAATGTTGTTATATATTGTCATCAGTTATGCGGTAGTAGTGTAATAGTAGCACATCTGGCATCCAGCTAGAAGGTGAGGTGCAAATCCATCCTACCGCTCTAAGTAGCCCTCCTCTCTTGGAGGGTTATTTTTTCCCCCTTGTACATACCAGCACCCCTAGCATCTATCTCGCTAAATGGTATCTCAGGTTTGGTAAGCACACAGCTTTTATCTATTAAGTAGACATACTTCATTTGGTAGCCCTCAAAGGGTTTCCATTTACGGAACTCGGTAGACATCTTTAAGTGGTGTGCTTGTATTACATGCATAGCCTCTCCTGTATCAGGGTTTACCCTTAGTGCTGTGTTTTCTGCTATGCCTACAAGTTTAAATCCACTTGCTCTATATATGGTGCCATCACCACACTGCGTTCCATCTGCAAAGCTTATTACCCACTTTATGTGGGGTGCATTCTTTTTTATTAATCGTATGCTGACAGCTATGCATCGGCTCTCGCTGTACTTAGGCAGGTAATCATCAAAGGCCATGCGGTTGAGTTCTATAAACTCATTCCACCCTGTACCCTCAACTAGGTTGATTGTGCCTTTCTTGTTTATGCTTGGGCCGTAGCTTAAAACTCCGTGTAGCTTCCCATCAAGAAAAGCCCCAAAGTGGAGCTTACTATTTGGCACTACCTTACCTGAGTAGTGGTGTTTCTTTACAAAGGCGTTAGCTACCTTTGGAGGTATTACCTTAACCTTTATTTCTTTTGCTCTGCCCATTGTGATACTATTAAGTAAAGTGCGTTACCATTGCTGTTCTCATTACCAAAGGTTTCTACATACTTGTACTCCTCTGTTTTCTTAATATCATCAATAGCATTTTTAATAATCGTTTGCTGCTCATCTGCCATTGTAAATGTCATCTGCTGGAAAGGGCTTTTATCCCCATCAGGCAACTCAAAGCTTTCATCAAACTCATCAGGGCTTAAATCAAAGCCGCCTATATCCATACCCCATTCCTGAAGCTGGTCTACATTCCACTCATTAGCCAGTAAGTCCCAATCCCACTCGCCAAAGCTGCTGTTATCCTTTATTATAAACTCACGCTCTTGCTCAGGCGTTAGGTTCTCAGCAAAAATAACTGGCACCTCTGTTAGGCCTGCAGCCTCACAAGCCTTTAATCTCATGTTGCCACCTAGCACTATCATATCTCTATTAACTACAACAGGGCGCAACTCTAGCATCTGTGGTAATTCGGTAATACTCTTGACAAGCTTCTGGAACTTGCCATCCTTTATTACTCTTGGGTTGTCAGGGTTTGGGCGTATCTGCCTAATATCTACTCTTTCCATAATTATAAAACCTACTTTTTTTCTTTTGCTTTTAATGCTTCCTCTCTAAAGATATCACGAATTAACTTTTGATTCAAACGCCTTTGGCTCCTATTAGGTGTTGTAGGCGCTTCTGGTAACTCTACAAACTTCTTTAAGAATGCTTGCTCATCTGCTGCCAGTTGCCCTCGCAGGTGTACCTGCGTTAGAATGGCAATAAACATCTCAAGGTTGTTTCTGTTTACCAGAATTGTACTGCTTTTACTTTCCTCCATTATAATAAGTCTTTAGCTTTTATTAGTATTCCTACAGATGTATTGTTATCGCCTCCTGCTACACCTAGCCTGTAGTAGTTTGTTTTACATAACTGCTTAAGGCGGGCAGTTGGTATTAGTATTGCGTGCAGCACATCACTGCCATCAACATTAGTCATATCAGTTTTAAGGCGCTGGCCTTTTTCACTTGCTGCAATTAGAAACCAGTAGTCGGCCTGTGTGGTAGCCAAGCCACTTAGCTTACCCCTAGACTCATACTCTATGTAAAAGTTACCTGTTCGGTAACAGCCAAAATCAAACTTAACCTCAATTGTCTTACTGGAGAGTAGGTGGCCTAGCCACCCCTCACCTAATTGCCCTAAGGCTAAGTCGTATTTAAAGTCGTTATTGTAATCCATTAGTCGGCCTCTATGCCGTTATCTTTTAAATCTCTTTGCATTAAGTCTAGCAACCTATCCTTCGCTAACTCATTCAGGGCTTCCATCATTGCTAATAGCTTGTCTGTGTCTTTCATCTCTCTTTGGTGTTAAAGGTTTGCGCCTACTTTTATATGTGTGCGCCTATTTTTCGTTGGTGTTAAAGGTCGTGTTCTATGTTCTTCCTCTCAATATACCTGCGCCACATATTAGCAGCCCAAGCCCTTCTCTGCATCTTGTTAGGGTACACCTTTCTTAATCTCGCATTTGCTATGCGTAAAAATTGGTTCATCTTGCTCATAATAAATTCTTTAATCTTAGACATTCTATGTTTAATTCCTCAGCCCTCTTGGTTTGCAACTTAAGGGCTTTGCTTACTGCAATATACTTTTTTTCTAAATCAGCATGCTGCTCACTAAATTTGCGCTGCTGGCGCTGTAGCTTCTTTTCCCATTCCTCCTCTAATCTATCTAAACTAGGGTTAACAATAGTGCTTCTAGCACGCATGGCTTTCTTTACCTCTACATCATACTCATCAACAATGTTAGCTATAGAATCGCTAATGCGCTCATAGCACATCCTGTACTTAGTATCGTAAGCGTAATTGCTCTCGTGTTGCTTCTTAGCGTGTATAATGGTTGCGTGATTCTTGTTTATTATCTGTCCTATGCGCTGCAGCGATAAGCTGGTTTGCTCTATAACCGCTACACTAAATGCGTGTTTCCATATTACATTACCTCGCTGCCTATTATCTGTAATGCCTTCCTGCTCCTTTAATTGCTTCCAAAGGCTTTGCAGCATCATCTGTTGGTCAATAACTACTATGTCCATCTATCTTATTCTTATGTATTGTTTTAAGCCACTCTACTCTGTTTGGCACATCGCCATATTTCAGGTGGCAGGGCCGACATACGGCCATTAAGTTTTCTATTACATCTTTGCTGTTACTACCACCAGAACCTCTGTTCTCAATGTGGTGTATATCTACAGCCCTACTACCACACACCTCGCAGGGTATAAAGTCATCAAGCACATAATTAAAGTGCTTCATATATACTTTTGTGTGCTTTTTCACAACTCGCCTACTATCGTGTAAGTATCTAAGTCTTGGCCCTTTATAAAAAAGTCTCTGTACAATGCAATGGCCCTGTTAAACTTAGCCTCACCCCTTTTGTAAAAGTCCTCACTAATTGTATAGATGCCTACATCTGTACTGCTTTTGTCCAGTGCAATAAATGTAAAGTCTTTGTAGCTAACCTTAAACAGGTTGCAGTAAATGTATGCTTGTAAATCATAGCCGTATTTATCTGCACTATACTTAAATGCCTTTAAATCTGTTGTTGTCTTAATATCAGCTATTCCAGTAGGTGTCTTTATATCTGCCTTACCTCTAAAAGGAAAGCCCCCTAATACATCTACCTGCGGCAACTCAAACTCACTGCCCTGCATATACTGCATCGCTAATTCGTTCCTGAAGAAAGCATCAGCCATCCGCTCGCCTGCCTGCATATCCTTTCTAGTAATGCAGGTCTTAGGGTTATCCAACTGGGCCTCCTTAAAAGCCTTTGTGTTTTTACTAGCTACCTCTACCACCTCAAAAATATCATCAAATTTTTCAGGCTCTAGTATCATGGTGTGTATCACCCTGCCCATTAGCAGCGCTGGGCTGCTTTCCTCTTTGCCGTACTTCATTACATTGTGGTAAGTCTTTGGGCTATCAAGTAGCATCTTTAAACTGC